CCCACTTGAAACCAATGAGCAATACTTTGGACTTGTGGCGCAATTGCAGCACGAGTGCCAAATCACGCAAAACGAAGCCTGGAACATCGTCGAAAAAATACGCGTGCAGGATGGCCTTGAACCAAGATGCACTACTTACGACAGTTTCCGCAATATAAAAAAGCGCTATATGGCCTGTGGTGGAGCTATAGAGCGCTTCGAGTGGAAAGAACTGACTGCTGAAAATTAATCAGCTATTTCAAAAATGTGAATATCATTCTCGGTATAAACCAATACAGCGTTATTTGCGTCAAAGCAATCACCGTCACCAAAATAGCACGCTGATTGAGACTCGATAACAGCCTGCTCAAGAGTGTCTGCATTAAGGTTAATGCAAGACAGCCCACCGCAGGCATTTTCATTGTCAATTACTACCCAATAATTTTCGTACAATTGGCCAAACTGATGGCGCTTAATATCGCGAGGGTAAAGCTCAAGGCCTGAAATACAAACAGGGTAATCATCATCGCAATAAGCTAAATAATCTTGCAACTCATCATAAGTGCCATTAAATCCATCTTGGCCAAAATTCCATGAAGACCAATTGCGAGCGATGTCAGACTGAATATTTGATGATTGGCGAGCTACAAACATGACTTTTTGTTTTCATTGTTTTGATAAAACAAAGATAGGCCATATATACTATATATACAACACCTAAGCCCAATTTTAACAAAACCTTAACACTTTCAAATTTTTGTAAACACCTGCCAAAATTAATACCTGCAATTTGCACCCAAATTCGTTTAAATGGGCTTTTGGGACAACGTGCGGGGACTTTTTTCAAGCCGGCAGGAGCAAGCACCTGATCAGGCCGCACCCAATTCCGACTCACAATCAGCCCAACGCGTTGCATTTCAGCCGACAGATGAATTTTTTGATAAGCTGACCGAAAAGCCCAATTCAGCAGGCGTTGTCACCACAGCTGACACTATTCTTACCATAACAGCATTTTGGCGTGCGATAAACATCATTGCGGGTGTAATAGCCTCCATGCCTTTCGATATATACAGGCTTGAAGAAAGCAAGCGCGTAAAGCTCCTTAATCATCCTGTTGCGCGCCTGATTAAGCGCGCGCCAAATGAATATGTCACCAAGTTCGATTTTTTCCAGACGATGATCCTGCACCTTTGCGTTCATGGCAACTTTTATGCAGCCATTGACCGCAATGCAGCAACAGGCTATCCTTTCAGGCTTACAATTTTAGAGCCTAATAACGTCAAAATTGACATCAACGCGCGTAATCAGGTGGTTTATGAATATCACAAAGACAGGGGTGTAAAAATCCGCTACCTGTACGACCGCGTGATTCACGTTTCAGGCCTTGGCTGGGATTCTCTTAATGGCCTTTCAATCCTTGACACTTTTAAAGATTCATTTGGCACTGCGATTGCAAATCAAGAATATCTCAGCAGCTTTTACAAGAATGGCGCACACGTGTCCGGGGTTGTTACCGTTCCAACAGCCCTAACCGACGATAGCTATAAAAGGATGTCGCAAAGTTGGGACAGTCGCTACGGAGGTGTAAAAAACAGGGCAAAAACGGCAATTTTGGAGCAAGGTGCAAGCTATCAGCGCATTGGATTAAATCCCAACGAGGCCGGCAGCACGGATGCCAAAAAAATGACTGTTGCCGACATAGCGCGTATAACAGGCGTGCCTCAATTTCTTTTGGAAGACCTTGACCGCGCAACGTTCAACAACATCGAACACCTGGGCCTACTTTTCGTAACCTACACGATTTTACCGCTTTGCCAAAACATCAGTGCGGAATTAACGCGAAAGCTGCTTTTGGAGCGCGAGCTTGACAATCACGAAATCGAACCCGACCTGCACATCCTGATGCGTGCGGACACTGAAAACCGCGCCAAGCTTATCGAAAGCATGATGAAGTGGGGTATTATCAACCGCGATGAGGCGCGTGCAATGGAAGGCCTTAATCCTATCGAAGACGGTTCAGGCCAAGCCTATTACGTGCCGATGAACATGGTTGACCCGACGAAGGCGGAGGTAAATGACGACGATTCAAACAATGACAACGCAAACGATGACGACAATGACAACCAATAAACATACATATTTCAAAGTAAGCACAAGCCAAAACGGCGATGCTGCTGAGATTTTCCTTTACGGCTATATCGGTCAGGAAAAATGGTGGGAGGACGACGAAACGGAAGCACTGACCGATATTGCGGTTGTGCAAGCCATACGCGACGCTGAAAGCAAATACAAGCGCATCAACGTGCGGATAAATAGTCCAGGCGGCAGCGTAATGCACGGCGATCCAATCATCACCGCTTTACGAGGCTCAAGTGCTGAAATCCACACATACAACGATGGAATAGCGGCTTCAATGGCCGCCGACATTTGGATGGTAGGCAAATATCGGCACATGGCAACGCATTCAAAGCTGATGATTCACGCCACTTCTGCAATCGCAATCGGAACGGCGCAGGACATGATGGATGCCGCTGCCATGCTCGAAAAATTCGATGAAACTTCCATTGCATCTATGGCTTTGGCTACAGGAATGAAAGAAAAGGAAATTCGCGAAAGATTTTACGACTACAAAGACCACTGGCTTTCGGCACGCGATGCAAAAGGCATGAGCCTGATAAATGAGGTCGAAGAATATACAGTAAACGCGCCAACGCAGGCAGTCGAGGGCATGAGCTTCCGGCAATTGCTGGCTTTTGCTCATCGTGTAGATTTTCCGACGCAAAACGATAACGAAAAGGTAAACACAACCATACCTGATGATTTAACCTGGCGTTTCGACTACCTAGAGAAGCGCAGTTCATTAACCAAAAAAATTTAAAAAAATGAGAACTGAAAAACAGCTCTTGGAGTTGCGCGCTCAGGTTTACACCCAGCAGCGCGAACTCCTTGAAAAGGCCAAAAGCGAAGGCCGCGCACTGAATGCAGACGAGCAATCAAGCTGGGACAAGGCTGAAAACGATTTTAACGCGTTCACGCGCGAAATTGAAATGGTTCGCACTACTGCGGAACGAGATGCAGCTTTTCGCGACGTGCCGTCATCCGCACCTGTAGCAACCAAAAGCGAGGCGCAAGCTCGCAAAGCCGAAGCCGAGCGCTGGTACAAAAATTTGATTTCAGGCGATGGTGTTTCATTCCAGCAGGCGCTTGCACTTGCCAATGGCGCACAACGTGCATCGACTTCTTCATCTGGTGATGGCCTTTATGTTATGCCTGAAGAGTTTATCAACACTTTGGAGCTTACGATGAAGCGCTTTGGCGGGATGTTGCAGGCATCCTACATTCACCGTTCCGCTACCGGTAACCCGATGCGCTGGCCTACCCATGACAACACAGCACAAACGGGCAATTGGGTGGCAGAACCTCGGTCACAAGCGATTGTACCGCGCGGCCTTACTTTTGACCGCAAATCATTTGAGGCTCACACCTGGTACGACATCATCGGGCTTGATTGGGAATTTATCCAAGATGAGGAAGTCGGACTTGTTGGCCGCATCATTGCCGAGCTTATTGGCGAAGCTGCAGGTCGTGCTTTGAACAAGGCCTACACAGACGGTGACGGATCAGGCAAGCCTACGGGCATACTTGCGTCATCAAACGGCGCAAGCGTCGGAAAAGAAACAGCTGCAAACAACGCAATCACAAAGCAGGAAATTACCGACTTAGTTCACAGCGTTGACCCTGCATACCGCACTACTGCCGCGTTTATGTTTTCGGACAACATTTTGAGCTACTTGAAAAAATTAGACTATGGCAACACCGACACCGTGCCAATGTGGATGCCTTCATTCCGCGAGGGCGAGCCTGATAGGATTTTGGGCTTCCCATACGTCATAAACCAAGACTTCCCAACGTTTGCAGCAGGTGCAAAGGCTATCGCTTTTGGGGACTGGTCAAAGTATGTTATTCGCCAAGTGCGCGACGTAAATGTGCTTCGCCTTGACCAAACCTATGCAGACCTGATGCAGACTGCGTTTTTAGGCTGGCTTCGTACCGATGGCAAACTGTTGCAATCTGCAGCAATCAAATTACTTCAAATCAAAGCGTAATGTTTGAAACGGGCATATATAAGGTAACGACAGGCCCGGCATCCGAGCCGCTCACCTCAAGCGATGTTAAGTCATGGCTGAAGGTGAGCGGCAATGATGAAGATGTAATCATCACGCTGCTAATTTCGGCAGCGCGTGAAAGTGCTGAAAAGTATTTGCGAATGGCGCTTATCACGCAAACCATAACTGAAAAGTTCAGCAGCTTTTCGGATTACGGTTTAAGGCTTTCGATTTCGCCTTTGATTTCGGTAACAAGTGTCAATTATGTGCAGCCAGGCGGTCAAAGTGTAACGCTTTCAACAAACATCTATGACATACTCGACGAAGTTAGGCCTCCGCTTATTTATCGCAAATACGGGCAATCGTTTCCTACGGTCGAACCCACACCAGAGGGCGTTTCGGTTACTTATACTGCAGGCTTTGGAGCAACGGGAGCAAGCACGCCAACGCCGATTAAATTAGCCATGCTTTTAATGATTGCCGATTGGTTCGACAACCGCACCGATGCCGTGCGCACGATGCCAACCGCTTCCCGAATTTTACTTGATCAGTTCCGGGTAAATTACTTTTAATGAACGCAAGATTCAAGCACAACAAATCGGAACGTATCGGCAGGCTTAACACTTTGATAAC